TATAAGTTCCTGTGAAATTATTCTTTGAATAAATCCCGTTATTAGCAGTAACGCTAGTTCCAAAAGTGGTATTACCTGAGAAATAGTTAGGAGCAGTTCCAGCAGCATAAAAATTGTAACTGGTATTAGCGTTTGTTGGAATATTAGAATAGAAGCCGTAGTTATTAGTTGCGCCAGTAAGGTTGGATTCAGCTTGAAACCCTATTTGGCTAGTAACTGTTGAGCCAGAACCAAAAGCTGCCGGGGATGCATAATAATGAACTAATGATCCCAGAGTGAAACTCGTTGCAGATGTTCCTAAACCGCTGTCAAATCCTCTGGCTTGAGTAGTTACGTCACTTTGGATAGTACCAGTAGATCTTACTCCCATGCTATACACACCACCAGTGATCTGTTTGGCAACATTGAACGACTGCCCAGCAATTGGCGAAATACCAACGCCAATAGATCCAGTTACGTTATTTGCGTATAGAATATTTGATACTGCTGTAGATCCAATACGGAAATCTCTAGTGTAAGTGTCAATATTATTGATATTATTATATGCACCAACACGCATATAAGAATTTGTAGTAACAATTGTACCGAAATCAACTCTTGGTCCGGTATTATCACATAATAAAGTGGCCTGGGTTGTTGCTCCTGATGCAGCTTGTGCAGCAAATGATTGAGTAGATACAACATTACCAGAAGTACCAATACCTCCAGAAACAACTAATGCACCAGTAGTATTTGATGTAGACGATGTTGTATTAGATACTACTAAAATTGATCTAGAATTTACTGTTATTATACTACCAGTATTTGGTAACGCTGAATTAGCAACAGCAAAAGAAAGATTAGCAACGTTATAACCAGCGTTAGCGGTATTAAATGCTCCGTTAGAATTATTGTATCCAGATTGAGCAACGCTTAACGCGATATTAGCGGTTGCATTAGCGGTGTTAGCAGTAAACCAAGCGGAATTAGCAACATCAAAAGAAAGATTCGCTACATTGTAGCTAGCATTAGCAGTATTGAAAGCTGCGTTTGCTACGTTAAATGCTAAATTGGCAACATTGTATGCTGCAGTACCTTTCGGTTCACTATTAGCTTGTCCATAGGATGATTGTGCAACGCTTAATGCTATGTTAGCAGTTCCATTAGCAGTATTAGCGGTGTTCCAAGCACTGTTAGCAACTACAAAGGATAGATTGGCAACATTGTAACCTGCGTTAGCGGTATTGAATCCAGAGTTAGCGACCGCAAAAGCTAGATTTGCTACATTGTATCCAGCATTAGCAGTATTAAATGATGCATTGGCTACATTAAATGATAAATTAGCAACGTTATAACCTGCGTTAGCAGTATTGAAAGCTGCATTAGCAACAGCAAATGATAGGTTGGCAACAGTATATCCAGCATTAGCAGTATTGTACGCGGCATTACCTGTTGGTTCCGCTGTTAAAACTAATGTGCCGCCAGAATAAACAGCTCCTGCGTAAACATTACCTGATATACCAGCACCGCCAGCAACTTGTAACGCGCCAGAAGTTACGTTAACAGAAGATGTATTCTGTTTAATTACTAAACCAACGTTATTCTTCCAACGACCTTGTTCGTTATTTGCATTCTGACCAGAAGTAGCGAATATGATATCATTATTCGCCATTGTAGCAAGGATTAAATTACCACCTCCTGTAGCTGTATTACCTTGTACGTACAAGTAACCATCGTTTGGTACAGTTAATCCGAATCCTGCTTGAATGTATGTTGAACTGTTGATACCTAAGTCAATGAACGTATCATTATTATTACCATTGTCTGCGGTACAAATAACATCAGTTGAACTATTATTCCCACTATTAATATTCTGGTGATTCGCTTGTGAGTATCCGTTGTAATTTCCTGTTATCTGCAATACTGTTTGAGGTTCAAATACGAATCCAACTGGAACACCTGCGTACAGTGCATTAAATCCTGTTCCTGTATTACCAAAGAATTCACCAGTGTTACCAGTAATTAATATGGAATTTACATTACCTACGTAAGAAACATTACCATTAACTGTTAGATTATTGGTAATTGTTAAACTTCCATTGATAGTACCGCCAGACGTTGATAATTTACTATTCGCAGCGGAATATGCTAAGTTGGCAACGTTATACCCAGCGTTAGCGGTATTAAATGCTCCATTGGAATTATTATAACCTGCTTGCGCAGTACTTAACGCAATGTTAGCGGTTGCATTAGCTGTATTGGCAGTAAACCAAGCACTATTAGCGACTACAAAAGAAAGATTGGCAACGTTATAACCTGCGTTAGCAGTGTTGAAAGCTGCATTAGCAACCACAAAAGAAAGATTGGCAACGTTATAACCTGCGTTAGCAGTATTGAAAGCTGCATTAGCAACAGCAAATGATAGGTTGGCAACAGTATATCCAGCGTTTGCTGTATTAAACGCAGCGTTTGCTACGTTAAAAGATAAGTTTGCAACGTTATAAGCTGCAGTACCTTTCGGTTCACTGTTAGCTTGTCCATAGGATGATTGTGCAACGCTTAATGCTATGTTAGCTGTTGCATTAGCGGTGTTAGCTACATTATAACCTGCGTTAGCGGTATTAAATGATGAGTTGGAATTATTGTATGCTGCTTGAGCAGTACTTAACGCACTGTTAGCAACAGCAAAAGAAAGATTGGCAACGTTATAACCTGCGTTAGCAGTATTGAAAGCTGCGTTAGCGTTGTTATAACCGGATTGAGCAACGCTTAATGCTATGTTAGCGGTTGTATTAGCTGTGTTAGCAGTATTCCAAGCACTATTAGCAACCGTAAAGGATAGATTAGCTACGTTGTAAGCTGAATTGGCCGTATTGAATGATGAGTTGGAATTATTGTATGCTGCTTGAGCAATTAATAATGCATTATTCGCTACAGTTGATAAATTAGTTGTGTTAGCGGTTTGTAAATCCCACGCATACCCGTTCCATATCCAAGTCTTACTACCGACTGTGAATGTTTGGTATAAAGTTGGATTATTTGGAAATTGAATTATTGACATTTTTTTAACCTATGTATGCTACTGACCAATTATCATTACCATCAAAACTAATTGTACCTGCAGACGCTATTAGCTGAAGAGTATCACCCACTGCCATTTTAACAATATTACTTCCGCCAGCATGATTCATTGAAGTGTTATTTCCAAATTCTACCATAATTAGTGTCGTAGTTCCTCCGCCAATAGCTGCAGTTTTTCTTACTAATGCTTGTATGATATTATTATAATTATTAACGGAAGTTCTGATAACTAGATTTACCTGATATAATCCTGCAACAGGCGCTGTAAATATACCAGTAGTTCCATTTAAATAATTTCCTTGGTTATATTCAATGTTCCAATTACTATTAGTCAATGTTGTTGTCGCGGAAACTTGTCCACCGTTTCCTCTGACACAAAATGCTGGACGATTTGGAGCATATCCTGCAGCTATACCATTAACTGTTGTATTACCAGCAAGAGTTAAATCACCGCCATCGCTCAAAGATAAAGCTGTAATTTGATACGCACTATTAACGATTTGTAATTCACCAATAGAAGATATACGAATCCATTTATTCTGATTAGTGGTTCCCCCAGAAACGTTGGTGATTTTTAGGAAATCTGCATAACCTGTACCACCATTAGTATTGGCTGCAGTAAGTTGTATTGCTGCACCAACAGCGGTAGAAGGTATATAATTTCCAGTAATAATTGAACCAACAGTTAAATTACCAGAAATACCAACACCACCCGCAACAGTCAAAGCACCAGTTGTAGGTGATGTTGAAGGAATTGTTCCTAATAATGATACAGCACTCTGCGCAGTATTTGCAGAAGTTATTATAACATTTGGAGTTTGTATTGTCGTTGTTCCTAAAGAACCAGATACCGCAGAACCTATTGTTATATTTGTATTAGAATTACTAGAACCACCAGTACCAATATTGACTGTTTTTGTATTGCTTGTTGTGGTTGCTCCAGTAGCAATATTGATAGATTGTGTTGCCGATGACGGACCAATAGTTATAGTTCCTGTTTGGTTTCCTCCACCTATGGTGGTTGTTCCGGTGGTCTGCGAAGCGCCTATAAAATTAAAGGCGGCATTGCTACCAAGAGTACATCCTCCGGTTACAGTCAACTGACCAGTAATTGTCGTCGGTCCTGTAATTGCTGTAAGTCCTGTTACATTCACAGGACCATTAACAGTTAAAGCTCCATCAGTTATAAGTCTATTATCTATTTTTGTGTTTCCTGCAACAACAAAATCATTACCGATAGTTGTTCTAGCAGCAATATAAACAGAATTTGTTGATATTTGCAGATTATCGTTATTTAAAACATATTCACAAACAGTATCAGAATCGATTCCACTAAGGAAAAGTTTATTCTGACTTTGCGTGAGATAAATGCCATACATTGTTGTGTCTTGAAAACCAATATACAGTTTTCCAACATATGTTGCTGTGGTTATATCCCATGCAGTTCCTAAATTATATTGCAAGACAATATCATATGTCGTATCAACAACATACATTATAAATCCATCAGCAGAAAATGTTAACGACGAAGGGGATGGTGAACGCGACGATATTAAAAGACCATTAACAAATGATGCGGTGGTTACGTCCCATGCAGTTCCTAAATTGTATTTTTGTACAGTGCCTGACGTAAACGAGCAAGTGAAAAACGCAGTTCCATCAGGTTTAAAATGTAAACCATACAAACTTGTCCCTATGGAAATATTAGTATTGGCTACATATGTAGCTGTTGTAATATCCCAAGGTGTTGATAATGTATATCTGGACACACCATTGCCTGATGTACCAACAACATACATATTTGATCCATCAGAACTAAAATCTAAATCTTCTGGTGATGTCACTTGAGCTGAAATGGAAGTATTAGCTACATAACTAGATGTTGAGATATCCCAAGGCGTTGATAAATTGTATTGATATACTTTATCGTTAATATATCCACAAAGATACATTTTTGTACCATCAGTACTAAAACTAATACCTACCATTGTTGTATCTTGTGCATTTACAGAAAATCTTTTTCCTGTATGGAATATTGACGTTATATTATTGTTTGCGCTTACTAATATAGAGCTGTTTGATGAATATATCGACGAAGTATTAGATGATATATTACCATTTACTGCAATTGGACCAGAAGAAATACTTAAAGCTGATAATATCCCAGGAGCAGAATTAGCCATAACTCCAGTTGGACCGAATTCTGCCCAAACAGGATTAGATGTATTTCCCCAATTTTCGTATATTACACCAGTGTCAATATTAGTCCAAGTATCGCTCGTATTTGCAGAAGTTGGAGCAGTATTCTGTCTAAAATTATAAACTTTCGTATTTGCGGTTAAATACGCAATATTGGCTTGGTTATATGCCGCATAAACGGTATTACCGCCACCAGTATTGGCTTGATTATATGCAGCTTGGGCAACACTTAAAGCAATGTTAGCAGTCGCATTAGCAGTATTAGCAGTTAGATATGCCGCATAAACGGTATTACCGCCACCAGTATTGGCTTGATTATATGCAGCTTGGGCAACACTTAAAGCAACGTTAGCGGTTCCATTAGCAGTATTAGCTGTGAACCAAGCGGAATTGGCAACGTTATATCCAGCATTGGCAGTGTCGAATGCCGCATTAGCAACTGCGAAAGACAAATTAGCAACGTTGAAAGAAATGTTTGCAACATTATATCCAGCATTGGCAGTGTTAAACGCTCCATTAGAATTATTGTATGCAGACTGAGCAATGCTTAACGCAATGTTAGCAGTTGCATTAGCAGTATTAGCTGTATTCCAAGCAGAATTAGCAACTACAAACGCTAAGTTGGCTACATTATATCCAGCATTGGCAGTGTTAAACGCAGCGTTTGAATTATTATACCCGGCTTGAGCAATACTTAATGCAATGTTAGCAGTTGCATTAGCGGTATTAGCCGCGAACCAAGCAGAATTAGCAACAGCAAATGATAGGTTGGCTACATTGTAGCTAGCATTAGCAGTATTGAACGCAGCGTTTGAATTATTGTATCCGGACTGTGCAACACTTAAAGCAATGTTAGCAGTTGCATTAGCGGTATTAGCTGTATTCCAAGCAGAGTTAGCAACTGCAAACGCTAAGTTGGCTACATTATATCCAGCATTGGCAGTGTTGAATGATGCGTTAGCAACTGCAAACGCTAGATTTGCTACATTGTATCCAGCATTGGCAGTGTTGAACGCTGAATTAGAATTATTATAGCTAGACTGTGCAACACTTAAAGCAATGTTAGCAGTTCCGTTAGCAGTATTGGCTGTATTCCAAGCACTGTTAGCGACCGCAAAAGATAGGTTGGCAACGTTGTATCCAGCATTAGCAGTATTGAATCCAGAGTTAGCAACTGCAAACGCTAAGTTGGCTACATTATATCCAGCATTGGCAGTGTTGAATGATGCGTTAGCAACTGCAAACGCTAGATTTGCTACATTGTATCCAGCATTGGCAGTATTGAATCCAGAGTTAGCGACTGCAAAAGATAAATTAGCTACATTATATCCAGCATTGGCAGTGTTGAATCCAGAATTAGCAACTGCAAACGCTAGATTTGCTACATTGTATCCAGCATTAGCGGTATTGAATCCAGAGTTAGCAACTGCAAAAGATAGGTTGGCAACGTTATACGCTGTGTTGGCCGTATTCCAAGCACTGTTTGCGGCAACATATGCAGCATTACCTGTTGGTTCGGCTGTTAAAACTAATGTGCCGCCAGAATAAACAGCTCCTGCATAAACGTTACCTGATATACCAGCACCACCAGCAACTTGTAATGCACCAGAAGTTACGTTAATAGAAGGTGTTGTTTTCTTAATTACCAACCCAACGTTATTCTTCCAACGACCTTGTTCGTTATTTAAGTTTTGTCCACCAGTGGCGAATATAATGTCGTTATTAGACATTGTAGCTACAATTAAGTTGCCGCCTCCTGTAGCTGTGTTACCTTGTACATACAAGTAACCATCATTAGGATTACTTAAAGTAAATCCGTCTTGATAGTATGTTGAACTGTTGATACCTAAATCGATGAACGTATCGTTTGCATTACCGTTATCTGCAGTACAAATAACATCAGTTGAACTATTGTTCCCGCTATTGATATTCTGATGATTAACTTGTGAATAGCTATTATAATTTCCAGTTACTTGAACAACTGTTTGAGGTTCGAATACGAATCCAACTGGAATGCCAGCATATAACGCATTAAATCCAGTTCCGGTGTTACCAAAGAATTCACCAGTGTTACCAGTGATCGTTAGCGAATTTACGTTGCCTACATAAGAAACGTTACCGTTAACTGTTAAGTCGTTTGTGATGAGTAAACTACCATTGATAGTACCACCAGACGTTGATAACTTACCATTAGCAGTAGCGTATGCAGAATTCGCTTGATCATATGCAGAATTTGAATTATTATATCCAGATTGTGCAACGCTTAACGCGATATTAGCAGTTCCGTTGGCTGTATTCGCAGTAAACCACGCACTGTTAGCAACTGCAAACGCTAGATTTGCTACATTGTATCCAGCATTAGCGGTATTGAACGCAGAATTAGTAACTGCAAACGCTAAGTTGGCAACGTTATATGACGCGTTAGCTGTATTCCAAGAGGAATTTGCAGTATTGTATGAAGCGTTCGCTGTGTTCCAAGCAGAGTTGGCAACTGCGAAAGATAGGTTGGCAACTTTATATCCAGCATTAGCAGTATTAAATGCTGCATTAGCAACATTGAAAGATAAATTTGCTACATTATAACTAGCATTGGCTGTATTAAATGCTCCATTGGAATTATTATAACCTGCTTGCGCAGTACTTAACGCAATGTTGGCAGTTCCGTTAGCAGTATTAGCAGTGTTCCAAGCAGAATTAGCTACAACAAAGGATAAATTTGCTACATTATAACTAGCGTTGGCTGTATTAAATGACGCATTAGCAACATTGAAAGATAAATTTGCTACATTATATCCAGCATTAGCGGTATTGTAACCAGAGTTAGCAACTGCGAAAGATAGGTTGGCAACGTTATATCCAGCATTAGCGGTATTGTAACCAGAGTTAGCAACTGCGAAAGATAGGTTGGCAACATTGTACGCAGCATTAGCAGTATTAAATGCAGAATTTGAATTATTATATCCAGACTGAGCAACGCTTAACGCAATGTTGGCTGTTCCGTTAGCAGTATTAGCGGTGTTCCAAGCACTGTTGGCAACTACAAAAGATAGGTTGGCAACATTGTACGCAGCATTAGCAGTATTAAATGCAGAATTTGAATTATTATATCCAGACTGAGCAACGCTTAATGCGATATTAGCGGTTCCGTTAGCAGTATTAGCAGTGTTCCAAGCAGAATTAGCTACAACAAAGGATAAATTTGCTACATTATAACTAGCGTTGGCTGTATTAAATGCTGAATTAGCAACTACAAATGATAAGTTGGCAACGTTGTATGCAGCGTTAGCTGTATTCCAAGCAGAATTAGCCGAAATAAATGAGTTGTTAGCTATATTAGAAGCGTATGTATATGCATTATTTGCTTGGGCATATGCTGTATTAGCTCTATTGTATGCAATATTAGCGTTATTATAACTTGCTTGTGCGGTACTTAGCGCAATGTTAGCAGTTCCATTGGCTGTATTAGCAGTGTTCCAAGCGCTGTTAGCAACTACAAAAGATAGGTTGGCTACGTTGTAACCTGCGTTAGCAGTATTCCAAGCAGAGTTAGAAACCACAAATGCTAAGTTGGCAACATTATAACCTGCATTGGCTGTATTCCAAGCAGATTTTATGTTATTTAAAGATAAATTAGCGGTAGCGTTAGCTGTATTAGCAGTAAACCAAGCGGAATTAGCTGTATTATATGCGTTATTGGCTATACTTGATGCAAATATATAAGCATTAGCAGCAAAAGAATATGTATAACTTGCTAAATTGTAAGCATTATTTGCTTCGACATAAGCATTGTTAGCTTCAGCCCATATGGAATTAGCTGTATTATATGCGTGTTGCCCTACTGATAAAGCCACATTAGCTTGCGCGTATGCAGAATTCGCTTGCGCATATGCGGGAGTAATTGAATTAGCCGCAGATAATAACGAATTTGCAATATTTGCAAGAGAATTAACATCAGGGTCAATAAAATATATTACATTACCAGTCGGATCTTTAGAATAGATTATTCTATCTGCTAGATTTACTGCTAGTCCACCAACTGCTACATTTGCTGCATCAGGAACTTTTCCTGGGGTAAACGATCTTATAAATTGAATTGGAGCTGTATTTGCCATTGGTATATTAATATTCCCCGAAGTCTAAATTTATTCTTTTAGCTTCATATAGTTGAGTTGTAGCATTATATACCAAAGTGTCTCCGTCTACAGGATTTTTTGAGGAGACATCTACTAAACTTTGTAGTCTTGCACTTTGTAGATTTACAGTTTTAACTTTGTAATCTTGTTGTTCATTGACTCTAACACTGATACTATTATTTATTCCCATAAAAATATCCTATTAGGTAAATGTTGTTGCGCTGGGATTTAAATATACAATTCCTTCTAATACCTTCGAATGTGTATTTGCTGGATTCACAAGAAATACATCATAAACATATCTTCCATAAGATAAATTCTGGGTTGTTAGATAATCAAGGGAGATTGTTAGATTACCGTTCAAATCAATGATCGTATCAAAATATGCAGCAGCATTAGCTGAAATGTATGAGGATTTTAATGTACCTTCTGCAAAATATCCTGCTGTATTATAACTTCCACCGTTTACATTATCCAAACTTATTGTTGCGGAAAAATCTTGTCCTTGGTCTATAAAAAGGTCTAAATATCCTGCGGCCATTATACAATCCTGGTTTTTATTATAATATTATTTATATTTATTAAAAACCTCTGTTTAACAGCCACGTATTTAGTTGAATTCTATCCAACCAGTCATAATATATTTTGTACCTCGTAAAGGAGGATTTCCTCGATGGGTATGCGTATAACCAGATGGAAATATTACTAAAGTTCCTTCAGTTGGAGAAATGCGTTTACGTTGATATAAAAATTCAGTTTCTCCACCTTCTGGTATATCATTTAGATATAATATATAAGCAGCAATTCTTCTTGAGAATTGTACATTACCATGTTCGCAGTGCCAAACATGATATCCACCCGATGGTACTGTTTTTTGTACTTTGTATGTATAAATTGTATGATTTTCAAAATGGTTTAGCGTATCAAATTCTTTTGTATAACTAGAGTAACAATTGTCCCAAAAAATCTCATTAAATTCTCCTATGTAACCACCTAAGTGCTCGTTAGAAAAACTTATATCCCAATAATTGGAAGGATTCAATGTGCAAGATTCGTCTTTTTTAATAAGAGAAGTGGACTCAGTTCTACTCCAAGTTTTATTATTAGCAAAACACCATTCGAAATAGTCGATAACACCTTTACAGAATTGTCTAGAAAATACTTTTTCATATACTCGTATGAAATCTTCAGGGGCATCATAATTCATAATATCATCTCCAATCTGGACCAGTAAACCATGCTACCAAAGTTCTTCTAGTTCCTTTAGTGACAGGAGTTACTCTATGCATAACAAAAGACGGAAAAATAGACATATATCCTTTTTTCCTTGGTGCAGCTCGTTCAGATCCTCCAGGAGATAATTCTAAATTACCACCTTCATATTCATCGGGATCGGATAGCTGTAAAACTGCAGAAACTTTTCTTTGTACGTTACAATAGCCATTATACAAATCATTTGAACAAAATATATCCCAATGCCAAGTGAAGTGGCTTCCTTCTTCATCATATAACGTATATTGTAATGTCGTTAATCTGTAAATGTCAAATCCAAAAAACTTCGAATTTATTTTTGTAACAGCAAATTCTATTCTAGCAAATATCCAATCATTTTCTTCATTTCTTCGTATCCAAGATACTTTGGATTTTCTTGAAGTTTCTACTGGAACATAACCATCACCAACTAAACCCACTTCTGGGCAAAAATCATCACAATATCTGATGATGGTATTTAATTCTTCTTTGGTAAATAAGTCTTCCCAATAACAGTTTGGCGATTCAATTTTTACAGTGGTTAAAAACACAATTTCACCTTCATTTTTTTCAAATAATTAAAACATTATATATTCACATTTTATTACTCAGGATTTGGTACGCTTGGCGGTAATTGTAACATAGAAGGAATAGAAACTGTATTAGCATCAATAACTACAGTATTTGAATATGCTACCAATTCATTAATATTAGTCTGTAACATGTGTTGCTTTTTCCATTGTTGTAATGGAGCTGTGCATCTAACAGTATTTTCTATATGAACGCTAAAAGGTACATCGTCCTGTGTTTGATAGATTAAACAATTATTAGCATCTCTGATATCATAATATGATAATGGTAACATATAAGTATTTAATGTTACTGGTGTTAAATTCATGTTTTCTGGCATGAAAGAAATCGCTACTGTGCCTTGTTCTATATTAACTGAGCTAACTTTTGCTGTGTAATTATAATTTTCTGTTGTCATTTATTGTCTACTCCAAGAAATTTGTATTGAACCTGTTGTTGGTGCGGTTGAATATGCATATGGCGTTCTAGCTTGTATAATTTGTCCATTGTAGGTAGTTGTTTGTGCTGTGCCACCAGATCCACCAGAGGTAGCTCCTGATCCTGGATTTCCCGCTGAACCTGCTGCTCCTGAATTACCCGGATTTCCTGGTGTTGCTCCTGTTCCTGCGTTACCTGCGCTTCCTGCTGCTCCTGAATTACCCGGATTTCCTGCTGTTGCACCATATCCATAAGAACCTGGATTTCCAGCAGTTCCTGCATTACCTGGACTGCCTAAAGTTGCGCTTCCTCCTCCACCAGCACCACCTGCTCCGCTTGTTGCATTTGCAACAGCTCCGAGTGAATATCTAGCGTTTGCATAACATCCTCTATATCCTCCAGTACCGCCTCCATTATTACCTGATGTACAATAACTGCTGGCGCAAGGAGTACAAGTGTTTGCTGGATATGATACTGTAAAATTAGGATAGTTAGTAGCTCCCGTTGCAAGAGCGCCACCGCCACCAATACCTCCCAACCCTGCTATACTATATCCTCCAGGATTTCCAGTACCAGCAGAACCTTGGTTTCCTGGTGTACCCGGATTTCCAGCATATCCACCATTACCAGCAATACCATTATTCCCCGGATTTCCAGCATTACCTGAATTACCTGCAGATCCTGCAGTTCCTGCTACTCCATTATTCCCCGGATTTCCAGCATTACCCGGATTTCCAGCAGCACCTGCATTACCAGCATTACCAGCAGGTGCTATGAAGTTAAAGAAATTAGATGATGTTCCTGCAGATCCTGCAGTTCCTGCTACGCCACTATTACCCGGATTTCCTGGTGTTGCTCCTGTTCCTGCGTTACCTGCACTTCCTGCAACGCCGTTGCCTCCAGATCCACCAGAAGTTGCTCCATATCCATTACCACCCGCATTACCATTATATCCAGCAGTACCGGGACCACCGTAACTCCAATTACCACAACCGCCCAAAGAGCCACCAGATCCATAACAGCCTCTTGATCCATAGTTACCTGCTGCGTGACTACTTCCAGCACCGCCATTTCCACCAGCACCACCATATCCTCCGCTAGCATTTCCAGAAGGAGATCCAGGCGAACCACTACCACCAGCCCCTCCTGGGGTTGCGTTTGAGTAAGTTGTAATTAAGTTACCATTATTATTATAAACGTTTACTGCTGCTTTGGCACCTCCACCGCCACCGCCGCCACCGCCGCCACCGCCGCCACCGGCACCTGATGGATTGCCTGGGTTACCAGCACCTGCATTACCAGCAGAACCATTACCTCCATAATTACCTGGATTTCCAGCATTACCAGCACCACCTGCACTTCCTGCTGCTCCATTATTACCCGGATTTCCTGGGTTGCCGGCATTTCCAGCAGCACCTGCGTTTCCTGCAATGCCGTTGTTGCCTGGATTGCCTGGATTGCCAGGAGATCCAACCATATTGATATTTACTTTTCTAACTCCGAAAGGAAGAGTTAAATTTCCGGATTGACCAGCAGGTATCGTTATAGAACCAGCTGGCGTCAATCTCCTAAGTATGAACCCTGGCATATTTTTATTGTGATAATGCTTCTATGATTAGTTTAGGATCTGTTACAATAACTCGTTTTTCTGTTATACTATCATAATACATCAGAATAAATCCTTTGAAATCTCTGTCTATAAAGATAGAATTATCAGCCAAACAACCGCTATTTGATGTAATGAATGCATCAACAAAACTAGCCCAATTATTTTCTGTTATGTAACATCTATAATTTACTACATTTTGAGGATTTCTTAAATCCACATTTCTTATATTAAATATGGTCAAAGGATCATAATTATCTTGATAAAATACGTAAATCTCTGTTTTCATTGTTCTAAAGTACCTTCTACTATTTTTATATTATTTATTTAATTATGCTGTGTTAGCCATAGCAAAGCCACCATAATAGTTCGACCCACCGTCAACAGTTAAAAACGATAAAATATCAGTAGCATTAGCATTAGTTGTTAAAACAGGAGTAGCGCCATCGGTCCATCTAGAATTTGTAAACGTTCCATAAGTCCTACCTCCTGTAGTATCTTGTTTCAAAATCACAGTAATGTAACACGCAACGCCAGCAGCTGGAGGATTACTAAAATTAAACGTAATTCCACTTCCAGCAAGAGTTACAGTGAAAATATTACCTTGCGAAAGATCCAGATAAGTTGTACCAGATACGCTTCCAATAGTTACAACACCTTCTCTATATCCCTTTGTCGAAACAGTTTGGCCAGATACAGCTAAAGAATTTAATGGACCTATTGAGGTTAAATTAGAAGATACAACATTTGTAGCTAAAGCTGTTCCAGTTAACCCGCTTGCAGGAGCATAATTTGCCACATTTGCAGTTAAATTATTTGCTGTTCCAGTTAATCCAGAACCAGATCCAGAGAAAGCTGTTGCGGTTAAGGTTCCTGTACTAGGTGTAAATGATAACTTTGTACTGGACGTATTGGTAGTTGATAAACTACCAGAATTTGTTAATGATAATAAAGGATAATATGTTGCAGCAGAAGATGTATCGTTAGTGATACTGACCCCAGCAACAGAACCCGAAGACGCACTGGTTATTCTACCATAAGAGTCTACTGTTATTGTAGAAATACTATATGTGCCAGGTGAGACTCCTGAAACTTGTGGGTTAATTGTTAACGTAGTTCCAGAAGAACTTACATTTGTAATAGCCGTATTTGACGATGTTAGTGTTAATGTACCGCCGCCAGAAACAGAACCAGTACCAGAAGTACCAGCCAAATTTATCGTTGTAGATACGGAGTTATTAGATACTGCAGTCACTCTACCATAGGCGTCTACTGTTATTGTAGGAATAGTAGTCGTATTGCCATATGTTCCAGCAGCAACACCAGAATTTGGGAATCTGCCTACATTAATAGTACCTGTAGTTAAATTAGTAGCATTACTTGAATATGATTGAGCAGAAGATAATGTTAACGCGTCATTTGCTTGTAACCAATTGTTGGCAGCATTTGTATAAGTTTTTGCAGACGATAATGTTAACGTGTCATTTGCTTGTAACCAATTGTTGGCAGCATTTGTATACGATTGCGCAGAAGTTAATGTCAGCGTATCATTTGCTTGTAACCAATTGTTGGCAGCATTTGTATACGATTGCGCAGACGATAATGTTAACGCGTCATTGGCTTGTAAAAATGTATTTGCTGAAGATAAAGCCAAAGAAGATGCTATATTTGAACCGCTATTTAACGTACCAGTGCTATTGATATATTGGTCAGTTAATATTCTATAATATGGTTCAGTTGCACTATTAGCAGTTAAATCCCATATTCTTGATCCTTCATTCCATCTAATGTAAGAATTACTAGTGCCGTTTTGGCTTCTATAAACGCCAAAATAAGCATAAGATGGGTTTGGTGTATTAGCACTTAATGTGAACTGATTAACATTATATACAGTAGAACCTTGTACAGTAAAATTACCTTTAATACTAAGTCCACCAGTACCAACTGATACTGAATTTGCATATATAGTTGCTCCACCAGCACCACTATCACCAAGTATTTGACCTCCAGCTGGAAGATTTATTTGAGGAACGTATAAAATTCCGCCAATTCCAAAATTAGTATTTGAATTTGCTTGTCCATAAAAATTAGTAACCCCATTTATATTTAATGTGGTTATTACATTTGCAGAACTTATATTAGCAGAAATTAAATTAGCAGTGTTTGCAAATACGCTGTTTGTTGTAATTACATTGAGGTTTGCAACAATACCATTGATATTATTTGAATTTGTTGTGGTAACAGTAATAGTATTACCAAAATGAGAATTAGCTGTTAATACGTTAATATTAGCATTACTAGAATTCGTTATATTTGATACAGTTACATTAGCATATGTAGTATTTGCAATTGTATTAGAGAAATATGAATTACCAATTACATTGATTGTATTGCTAACGTTTACAATTGACGAATTGGTAGTATTTGCGCTTACCAAGTTAACATAAGCATTAGTAGCATTTAATACTACAGACGAACTTACATTAGCATATTTGGTATTTGCAATTATAGTAGAAACGTATGAATTACCAATTACATTGATTGTATTGTTAACGTTTACAATTGACGAATTGGTAGTATTTGCATTTACTAAATTAACGTAAGCATTTGTTGAATTCAATACAACAGAAGACGTTACATTAGAGAAATACGTATTAGCTAATACGCTGCTTGTATTAACAAATCCTGATACTCCTACATTATTAGCAGTTACTACATTAGATATTGTATTAGTGGTTAATAATGAACTGGCGTTAACCGTTCCTACCACACCTATGCTATTAGCAGTGATTATATTGCCGTTAATTAGTGTATTAGAAGTAATGCTATTTGTAAGAAGCAGGTTAGAAGTTATTAAATTTATTACTTGAAAACTTCCACTTACCAAGCCATTATTTGTAACAGTAATGTTGTTACTTACGTTTAAGTTGTTTAAAACATTTAACGTATTTGATATATTAGTTGTCCCGGTGACATATAAAGTATTTGATATACTTGTATTGCCAGAAACAGTTAACTTATTATTAATACTTGTTGCACCACCAATTGTGACTGTATTATTAAAAGTTCCTATACCGTTTACTGTTATACTTCCATTAAATATGGAATTATTCGAAACGCTTAATCCTGTCCCAGTACTGTTTAGGTACAAAATACCGCCAATATTAGCTTGGCCAGCATTAGTCAAGCCTAATGTAGGATTGGAAAACAGTATTTGTCCGCCAACTTGTAAATTATTCTGTATATACGCGGAAGACCCTATACCAACTACTTGTAACTGCCCACCAAATATGGAGTTATTTGCTATTTGTAATCCTAAAGTAGGATCATTTAAAAATAACGTTCCAGTAGATTTCGTGTAGTTATTTGTAGCAAGAGTATTGTTTTCTTGTATCAGCGCATTGATGGCGAGCATTTCATCGCCAAAGGTATTATTATAACTGAGTAAGTTGACGGTATTTGCCATTTCTATTACTTCTATGTGTTCGTATTTTATTATTTATCTAATGCAGATATTATTTTTGACAACATATCTTTAATTTCACTCATCTCAACTTTTAGTGTTTCGACGTCAGTATTCATTTTTTTAGTATTAATATATTCTAGATATGCAGCATAATTGGTATTTAATATAGCTTTACTATCCATATCTTTCACTAAATCAGGTTCATCTGTTATTCTATAAAGGTTCATATTTACGCCGTTGCTATTGCTCTAAAGTTTTTAATTTGAGGTGCTAATGCTGGATTACTAGAATAGAAACATATTTTAATAGCGAACCTATTAAAGTTGTTATATTCTATTCCAGTAGAAACGTCATTATATGTGATATTTAAAGCTTGATACGTATCTTGGACCCAATCGTTTGGTCCAGTGTTATTTAATCCGCTACCAGGAGTTAAAATTGGACTCATTAAAACATAAGGATTATTATCAAAGTTATTATTATCATTAGTATTCATAACTTTATAATAAACTTCAATTGAAGTTCCTGGCTGTCTATTAACATCAACGTATACAGTTAAACCAGTAGAATTAAAATTGTTTGATAGTGTGACTCTCTTTGTTATATATTTAGAAAGAGAACCGCCGTTATTATTCAATCCTGGTAATGATTCTGCTACTGTATTAGCTGAATTATAAGCACCAACCCAATTATTGATTAGAATTTTACTCATTCTTTGTAAATCAATAACAGGACTCGTGAAAGTATCTGAATTTGACAGTGAACATTGCAACGTTATATCGCCTGCATTTTGTTGTATCTGCCTTGTTGCCATCTGGGTATTTTTATTAATCAATACAGGATAAATTCCAGATTTTATTCTAGTTGATGCTGATGTAGTGGACGTTGAATAACTTATAGAATCAAGTTGATTAAACGTGATATCATGCGAGGTCAATTCAAATAAATCATAATTCATTGGATATGGATTCTGATTAGAATTCATTTGAAAATTAGCTGATCCTCCAGCAAAATTACAGATATTCATCGCAAAACATAAAGATTCACTAACTGTTTGTGATAGCGTACCAGTACCTGTAGCAGGAACCCAAGTAGAAGCATTTTGTGATTTAAATAAAACTCCTGCATAAGATGGAGTTGATACGGTATTAGTTGTACCGTATTGTACTTTACCCATACTTGAACCATAAACTGTATAATTACTTGAATTACTAACTACAATAAACGAATATTGTCCAGCAGGTAAATATACAGGATAATCGAAATAAAAAGTTGTTTGTGGACCAATTGATGTTGTTTGTTGAGAAACATCAGGAATATTAACGTCATTTGGTTGTTTTACTACCACAGATCCAGTTATGGGTTTGCTACTATCAGGATATCCATTTGTAACGCCAATAATTTGGATAGATACAGGAACGCTGGTATCTTTTGTAGCAAAAAATAATCCTATAGATGATAAAAATACTCCATTTGGATATCTTTTGTCGTCAACAAAAAAGTTTTGAGCTAGTGGGTCAAATGTTGTTGTACTAGATCCAGAAGAAAAGCCAGAAGGTTTGCCATAATAATTTAAAGAAGATGCTGAAGCGTTTAAATTATCATGCGCATTTTTTAATATTTTATTTTGCCAAGTGGAATCATTATAATTTCCACTTGGCGGTGGTAATGCTGATATTTGTGCATTAATAGCAGAATCAACCGAAGATACTAATTCTGCACTTATTGTTCCTGCATTATAATAATTCGTATATGTTTGGGTAAGATTAATAGCAGCTTGCGCATTAGTCAATGGAACAGAAAGATTTTGACCTGCGCCAACAAATGGTCCCCATTTTCCAGTAGAACTATTATATTTCAAAGGGCCAGCGTTATAATAAACTGAAGTATGGAATACTTTGGCCATTGAGTAATCGAAAACGCTCATATTTTTTTCCTAATTATTCCGTAATTTATTAAAGTGTCTTTGTCGATTTGGCAATAGTAGTAATATGACCACCATTAGCATATGTACCAGCAACTGTCTTTGTTGTTTGCACTACTTCTCCAGCAGGATTATAACTATAACTGGTACATTTCCAGATATAATAATTTGCTCCATCGGCTCTTATTTTTCCTGTCAATACGTCTGACCCCTTTGGTAAAGGAGGAGGTGTAGGAATTTGTGGTGGTGGTGGTGGCGGTGTTGGACCAGGAACAGATATAACCACAGGAGCAATACATGTAACTGGTTGTGGATAATATGGTACAACTGGAGGATTGTATGGTGGAATATAAGGCGCTGGAGGGGGCACTATTATAGAAGCCTCAGGTGGCCTTACCGAAACTGTTGTAGTTTGCACACTATCCAAAGTTCCTTGCGCATAGAATTGTGCAGACGCATAACTTTTAGCAAGAACCGGATTAATAGGATTATCTGTTAATGTTATAGTAACTGTTCCAGTAGGAATTTGTATATTCGCATCATTAGGCATAATTAATATACCTTGTAAAGTACCATTTACGTCAGTTACTAATGGCGCACCAGACACAGCATAAGTGTTAGCCACTAATATTGCTGAACTTGTATTAGACCCGTTAAGGGTCAACATTGGAGGAGATGCATATCCAGATCCAGAACTAATAATATTCACATTAGCTACAGAGCCATTAACCACGTTTGCAGTTACAATAGCAGGAGTTGCGCAATTACCAGTAACTGTTACTGAAACGTTATTACCACTAGTATATCCAGAACCACTACCAATAACGTCAATATAATATACTCCGCCATTAAACGTTATAGGATTAACGTATTGATCTACTGCTATGTTATTGATATAAGGACGTACTTGCGTATATGGAGTCAATCCAGTTACAGTGAAATTAATAGGAATTGATCTGCAATAAGGTATTGCGGAAGTTGAAATAATATTTTGATTATTTGTTACTGTTATCAATCCACCATTAAGCGCTGTTTTTAACCCTTGCGCTTGTAGTGCAGAAGTGATAGCAGCAGTATCTCTGCTAATTTGTGTAGAATTAGTCGCGTTTATAATAGTATCTGTTGGTTGACCTGTCCAATTTAATTGCCAAGTATTCCACTGAGTACCTAATCCAGTATTAGCAACTGCAGCAAGCCAAGCAGCTTGATCGTTATTAACAATATTAATTTGTGGTAATGTTTGCGAACTATGCCAAACATCAGTGGATGGGCTTATTTTTAAAGAACCAACGAAATTTAGTACATTAAACGGATTAACGTTAATAATTTCAGACGCAACGTTTTGATAAACCATTGGGAATTCATCATAAGAGAACGTAACAACGCCATTATTTAATGTTAATAATCCATTTTGCTTAGATTGTAATAATGGATTCGTGTTTATTGACGGGATGAATCCGTTTCGTATATTAATGAAATTACCTTGGGTTAAATCCAATGTAAATGGTACTGTATTAGAACTAAAATATGGTCTGCATAGCTGAGAAATTGGATCAATAGAAGCCAAATAATCAGGATTAGTAGTATCAGCAACATCAGGACTAGCGAAACCATCCACAAGGAATCCATTAGTGAACAATAAATTTTGTCCAGTTGAATCTGTCACATTCAAATTAGTGGTTTGAGATTCTAGTAAAGAAAGTGATGTGTAATTTTCTAAATTAGTAACTCTTTGATCTAACAAACCAATATCTGCCATTGTATATCTACGTAAATTAACAGCATTGATTGATATATCGGTGGTATTGAACGTAAATGCAGGATATGTCAATGTGAATAATGTTAACGTATTATTCACATCGGCTGGAGGAATTGGATTGATGTATGAACTTATTCCTCTAATGGTTTTAAACTGTCCATTTGGGTACAATACAATCTTATCTACTCTACTCAGATAATAACTATAATCTATAAAGGAATTATTAAATGGAGCAGGTAATTGGAAAGTAGCATAGGTATTAGCACCATCTAATCTTCTTGGTCTAAAATCAATTGAATCAGATAATCTATAGGTTGTTCCTGTTGAAGGAGAAGTATAGGTTGGAATCTTCGTATAATCAACAGGATAAGAATTAACGCTTAAATATCCAGATCCACCTGAATGTGTGAAATAATCAAAAGTAACTAATAAATTACCCAAAGAACCATATGGATTTGTTATAGTTCCATGATCATACCTATCATCTCTTTGTCCATTATCTAAAATAAATTGCGATATAGAATTATATGCAGATACCCAATTACTTGTAGATGTATTTGGTGTATTATTACTATTAAGATTTGTAAGAGAAATGTATGCATTACCATCGTCATATAAAACTGCATTATTTGCAGAATATGACGTAGAACTATTCCATCTACCAATAAATGGATATGTATTACCTAATACATAAACACCGTTAAAATTATAAATGTCTGAATATCCTAAATCAAGCGCAGTATTTGAAGTATTTGCTGAAACCACTGCATATTGATTTGTATGTAATACTTTATTTTTCACAGGATCTGCAACAGAACTAATTGTTGCTAAAATAGTAGCAGTTCCATTAAAACCTCCACCAATATTAAATGTGGCTTGAGGTATAGTACTGGAATTGTTAATTGTTATACTAACGTTAGCCTGTGTTCCATCTAATGGTATAAATTTACCAGCAGGATATGCACCGCTTGCACTAGTAGTTACTAACATGTAATTTAATTGAGCTAGGGTATTAGAAACTAAACCACCAGACCCAGAAGCACCTACGAAAGTTTCATTACCATTATTAGTATTAATAGTGTACGCGCCATTATTGAATACGCCAGTATAATAATAGCGTGTTGTTACATAATCTACGTTTGTGACGTTGGCCACGTTATTCTGAGGGAATGGGAATAATAACGTATTATATGACGAATCACTAATTTTCGAATCAACTGTATTAGCGGAAAAAGATACTGCGCTGTAATTGTTTGATGTGCCTGGTATAATTAAAGAACTTACATTAAGAGTAGCATTACTTTGTAATTTTACTTGGCTCAAAAATACTTTATACTGTGTATTTGTATTTGAACTAGAATCATATGAGAAATTAATTATATTAGCTGTTCCAATTTTAGACGAAGTATTAGCTAACCCAAAAGGCAAGTTGTGAATTTCAACTGCAGTTTCTGCTTGGAAATTAGGTATTGATCCATTTATATTTTTTGCTCTTATGTAATTACCATAATATGAAGTTATATCTTGGTAAGTAAGACTTTCCGTGTCTCTTGCTGGATACAATGATATTGGAGTTGGTGCTAATGTTTTCACATCATAACCATTAATATACGCTTCTCCTGCAGAAATCTCGGTTTTAACTTCACTAACTGATGAAGGTATGACAGTCGAAGGAGTTGATAGATTAAACTTAGTTATAATGAAATCACCAGATTGATCTTTTACTGATTTTGCTATTGCATCTCCAATAGAAGAAAAACTTGGAATGTTTCTGATATTTGTTATGACCCCATTATCTATTCTAATAAGTTCAATAAATTTATTAGTAGTAAGGTTTGCAATACTCTGTGAGTTTATATAAGGCTTAGATACCAAATCAAAATAAATCTTATATCTATCTGCCCCTGGTGCTTGATAATTAGATGCACTAATAGCTGGATCTAATAAAGTAGTATCACTATATGAATCTACTATAATTTCATTTACTTCAAACCCAACCACACAAGAAGGATAAATTGATAATGGTTGTGGTATTATCGATCCCAACGTAAATGTGACAAATTGTCCGTTTGTAAACCAAACGCCAGTATCAACGTTTACTTCCATTGATTGTGTAGATGCCACTGATGTTACACTAACACTGACGCTATTGAAATCAAACGGTAATGCTTGATTAACTAACAAATGTTGATTATCGACCACAGAGACTACGGTGGCATAAAATGCTGTATTTGAATATGTATATGATATGTTGTCGCCAACATTCATATTAATAGTAGACATATTAAGTGCATTACTCAAATATGTACCACTAGCAATTCTATTAAATGTTGATTCTGTATATGCATTAGTTGTAAATGCTGGAACATCTGATCCGCCATTAACAAATGATAATGCTGCTAATTTCGAATCAAAGAAATTAATATTTTCACCAGAGGTGAATTTCAAAATGTTATTAACTGGTTTGGTATTGATGTAATAATTAACATCATCTACGCTAGTTACTTGTGCAATAAACGAAGAATTACTACCTACAGCAAATGTACCTACTAACAAATCAATTATAGTATTAGAAGCTTGGGTAAGTTTACAAGTAACTATATTTTTATCTACAGTTATATTACCTCCAGTCACTACAGAACCATCAGAATAAACTCCTTGTGCAAGTTTTGTAATTTGATCTTGTAAAATAGTTTGTGACTGTGTTAATTCTCTCGCTTGAACAGCGTATCCAGGTTTAAACAGTATTCTATGATAATTTTTTGTTGAATCAAAATCATCATAATAAGGAGCAACATTTGTATTCAGAGCCATTTATATCTTCCTGTTTTTAATACGATAGAATTAATTTAAACTGTTCAATACCATCAACACTTCTTTGAACTCCGGTTCTATTTTCCACATAATAGATATATCCAGAATACGGTATAACATTTGGCGTACTGTACGTCAATAAAGTTCTAGTAGTGCCTGATACAGTACTGAATACTGGTGCATTGATAGTAGGCGTACCATTTATATTTATAAGATATAAAACATTAGTTTCATATTCAAAATGCAAAACAGTTGCACTAAATGTTGGATTATTAACATCCCCTTGATAAATCATTTCATCGAAAAGATATGATCCAAATCCGGGCGCAACAACAAGATCAGTAGTTAATGGATATATTTCTCCAGAAGCTGGGTTTGGATTTGATGTTGCATCACTAGGATTTACAAGTAATCCTATTTGATGGAATTGAATGTTATCATTTACGTTTCCTGGAATATTGCCATTTTCAGTTCCATTAAATTCGCAAACAAGCATATCATAAACCGCGCCTAATTCTGACGTTGGATCTGAACCGTGACCTCCTATTGGAGAAACTGGAGCTATTGCTACTGCACCAGATCCAACTGCAGATGATATTGTGACGTTTGCATATGTATAGTTTTGTCCAATATTTGTAACTACAATATCAGTAATAATTCCTGACGCTGTATTCACCACAGGAGTAGCAGTTGCTCCTGTACCATCACCTGTTATCGATATTGTTATTTGTGAATTAGCTGGATCATACCCAGAACCACCGTTAGTTACATTTATAACTTCTATATCACCACAACTAACTAATTCATTTTCTGCGCCAATAGCAAAAACACCAACAGGTAAAGGAATCCAGGAATTATCCATGAAAGTGGATTTTAATCCAAAATCTACAGAGAACATAAATTTCCATTTATATCCATCAGATCCTTGGAAAATGTTATTTGTACCATATGTACCAGGTTCAAAATATGGTTCTACAGTAGATGCATTTCCATTAGCGTTCCATAAACATTTAAAAACTTGGTCATATTTGTTAATTACATAAAAATTATACATTGGAATATTGTTCTGATCAACAGAAAACATATCAATATCATCTCGATAATAATCATAAGTTATTCCAGACGCCCAATTTACTTTTGGTATAACTGGTGTTATGTTATTTGAATTTATTTGTTTCATAACAAACATGTTTTTGTACATGTTTTTTATTGATCTTTGATCCTGCGTTGGTATTGGAGGATTAGTATCATCAGGCCAAGGACCAGCTTTACTAAGAAAACAATATATTGTTGCTAATTTAATATCAGGATTTAACGGATACGTTAATGTAGGATAATAATAAGTTAATTCTGATTGAATAACTTTAGCATAACTTGTTAATAGATTTTTATTAGCCATAGTTTTATTTAATGTATATTAGGTCACGTTTATGATAGCAAAGTTAATAACTAATGTATCTGCAGCATTCGATCCAGATGGAGTTCCGTCACAGTTATTAACACATACAGTAAAACTGCCAGGAGTAACACTATTAACTGTTAATCCATATCCTACTGATGCTCCGCTAGCAACATTCAATATTACAACATCCTTTGCGCTCGTAATGTATGTATTATAAACGGTAAAAGATACTACAGATCCTTTGTTTATATTTGCGCCGTTAGTAGTAATCTGTCCAGTACGACCATTAGCATAGACAGAATTTGCTTTATTAGCTAATTGCGTTACTGTTACGTTATTATAATTTGCATTATAGTGAATAGTATTAGCAACAAATAGAGCGGTATTTTGATAATAATTAACAGAATTAGCGGTGTAAGTTGCAACGTTGACCAATGAATTAGAACCAACTGGAGTGGTTGCTAATAATATCTGTGTTCCCTTTGACGTATCTGTATAATTTTCAAGAGCAATATAATCTATCTTAGCTCCACCAGAAAGAACGCCACCAAACCCAGTGTTACCGTAACCAGTTCCCCCAAATCTTACTAAGATATCTCCTGCTTGGGATGCGCTAGGACTTTGCGCAGTTCCTCGCATGGATCTTCCATTATAAAGAGCATAAACTCCATTACCTGCAGCATCGTTGATTAATTTAGAGTTTACTCCGTCTTTACCAGTAATTTGCAACATGGTTCCGTCAGCAAGAGGTGGTTGATATGCTCCATTAGTTGAACCAATTATACCAACACCAAAACTATTAGCAAGGAAAGACGTGTTGTTCATTGTAATAGAACCATTCAACCCAATACTTCCTGCTAATGTTACTGATTGGGTAGAATCGTTAATACTAATAGTATTACTTGCTACAACGATATTATTTAAAGCGTACAATACAGAACCATTATTTTTACCCCAACTTGGTTGTGGTAAAATATTAACTTGTAACTTACCAACTGTTCCGCTATTACTCAATACTTTTGCTAATTGTACGACAACATTAGCTCCTGTTGGCGCAGTATTCTGTGCTGCTCCTGGAATAGTTGATAAGAATAAAATATCACCATTATTATACGTAGAAGCGTTTAGGTTATTAACAATACCTTGCGTATAAACATAACCATAAGATCCGTTTGCAATGGAATTTTTAATAAATCCAGAAACAAAGGAATTAGCAGCGTTAGTTGCATCTGCTAAAACAACATATGGTATAGCTGTTGCGGTAACTGCGCCAGCAAGTCTTACCCATGAATTTGCTGCAATAGTTGCGCCAGAACCGTTATATACTTTTTCATATAATACTTTACCTACTAATGGTCTATCATTAGCAACGTCAGTATCTTCTACTAAAGAAACGTCATTAGCAGAAAACCAAACTTGTCCAAGAGTTTGAGCTGGAGGATTTGTTTGTGCTAACCATTGAATAATGTTAGCTTGTGAACTAATTGTTGTTATATTAGAGAAGAAAACATTACCTTGCGCTGTATTACAAGTTAATGTACCTAAAACAGTAATGTTTTGAGAAAATACAGCATTATTTGACGTTACGCTATTAAACGATACTGAAGTTCCTACATTATTAGCGTATAGATTTCCACCAACAACCAAATTATTTAACGTTATGGTACTCGTATTTGCAACGTAATTATTTTTTACGTATGTGTTGGAAGTATTTGCTTGGTTGTATGCTGCTTGTGCGGTACTTAATGCTATATTTGCAGTAGTATTAGCGGTATTAGCTGTATTCCAAGCATTATTAGCAACTACAAATGCTAAATTTGCAACGTTATAACCTGCGTTAGCAGTATTAAATGATGCGTTTGAATTATTATAGGCAGACTGCGCAATGCTTAATCCGACATTAGCATAAGCTATTGCGGTAGATAATACAAAAGCGTCATTAGCATTTACATAATTATTCGAAGCAGCTAATGACCCATCTGATAATACGAAACTACCATTTGTATATACGTTACCTGTTACGTTTACGTTACCGACAACTAATAATTTATATCCATTAGCACTTAATGATCCTATAGATGTATTACCATCCCAATTAACTGTAAAAGGTGTTGTATCGTTTGGAGCATCATTAATTACTAAAGCTTGTCCAGAACCATATTGATTTATAACTAATCCTGGTAAAGAACTATTAGCAGTTATAGTTGATGGTTCATTTATAATTACTGAATTTTGATTAAAGCTCGCTATAACATTAGAATTTGCTAATCCACCAGCAACAATAACTAATGAAGTGTTGGTTGAAGTAGTACCAATAACAAGATTACCAGAACCTACTGTTCCTGGTCCTTGTACTATTAAATATCCATCATAAGGATATTCTGCTGTTTGTCCGTAAGTAGCAGAATTCCATTTTGAATTATTAATTCCTAAATCAATATAAGAATTGGCATTAGTTCCTGTGTCTGCAGTAATAACAAAATCAGCCGAACCATTAGAGTTGAAGTTTTGTAGATTAATCTGCGTATATAACGGATCTGATCCTGAAAATTGTCCAACAGTATTTGAAAATACTAATGGATTTTGTCCAACAACTAAATCGTTATTTGAATACAATCCCTGCGCCAAAGTAGTTGCAGTAAATTTAGCAGTAGTTTGAGTCGCAATGTCAACTCCAACAAATACGGTATTAGCGGTATTTGCCTCTAATTGCGTTAGTATTGGTAATTGAGAAATTTTTATAGTTGACATTAATTACTCCAGTATTATTGTATTGCCATCTTCTGTTGTTATTGATAATCCACTTTCTGCGGTTAATTCCGGTACATATTCTAATCCAACAGCGCCAAATATTTTAACATATTGGCTATTTAAATTTTTATTTACAGATAATAATGAATTAGCTGTATTTGACGCCACGTTAGTGTTAGCGTATATTTTATTATTAATATAATCAATATTCTGTATGCGGTATACAGAATTTCCTATTTTTATGTTGTCGCCAGAACGTGCAATATCCATCATATGATACGCACTATTACTATAATTCTGATTATTTACAATATCATAAGAATTAGTAACTGATAATATATTTATTACGTTACTTCCAGTATTAGCGGAAACATAAGCAACGTTTGCAAAAGTCAACCAAACATTAGAACTTATCTTGATGTTACTGTTAGCGTTGTCTACTGCGATAACTTCAGCTTTAACATTAGCCCCGTTTTGATTAACAATTTCTATAGTACTGTTAACAACTCCAGTAACACCAGCAAATATGAAAGTTGATAGATTTGCACCAGCCAAATTATTAAACGAAACGATGTTATTAGATTTTATATTAAAATCTGCAGCCATCGTAACTCCTGATGCATTAAATCCAGTATACGATTGTAAAGTTTTACCTACATATAAAGCATCTGTAATATTCAAATTGAACGCATTGTTGGACTTTAATGCATATCTACCAATTAATTTGGTTCCTGTTGGGTGTAACAGGTTTAATAAAATATCTCTGTATTTTGCTATCTCTTTTTGTACAGTAATTTTGTATGTGAAGTTATTATAATCTTCGCTTTGCAGAACGCTATATGAGCTTGGTTGACTGGATGTATCAATATATTGACCTTGTGAGATAACCAATCCATCCAAGAATGACGCATTTGCTTTTGCCTTACCATCCCCGTAATTTTTTACGCCATTTGAATTAAATTCTGGACTGTATGGGTAAAATGTATTAGATGCATATGCAGTATTACTCAACTTTAAATGAATATTCTTCTTTGAAATATTTAAAAGCAAACCCGGATTTGGTTGAGAACTATAATCATATACCCTCAAAGAATATAATGATTTTGTGGGATCATTATCATTAACTAATTTCGTTATAGAATATACGTTTGCAGTATATGTTGCGGTATTAGAAGATGGTCCTTGATAAACAACGTCTCCGCTTTGTGGTAAATTGTAAAGGGAAGTATTAGATACTAATATATCTTGAACTTTCAAGGAAATTGATGGTGCTGATACATAATCTTCACCATAATTTGTTATTTGTATTGTACTAACAGAACCAATTCTATTAACTATTGTAGAGAATGTTGCACCTAATCCAATAATACCAGGAACAAAAAGTTGAGCATTAGCTGCTAAATTATTGGCTGAATTAACCACTAATGAAGGTAATAAAGTAGGTTTATATCCTAATCCACCAAGAGTACAACCATTTGAAGTTACATATTTTACTGCTGTAATAGATCCATTGGCATCGACAGAAGATACGATTGCATTTGCACCGAATCCTGGACCGCCAACGAATTTGATAATGTCATTAGCTTTATAGCCACTTCCACCGTTTGCAATTTGTATGGGCGCTAATATGCCTAATGTAGATATATCTGTATAAGCATTAGAAGAATCTGGATAATCATTTTGCACTTCACTAATCGCAGAAACTTGAGGAATTTGGCTTATGTTTCCTCCGCCATTAATTAATAGTACTGATGATATTGGATATGTTGTAAGATTAGTAAATGTTAATGCTTTTGCTAATGTTGTGTTTGCATTTGATACTGCTGTGTTAGTAAATCCGTAATTAGAATTTCCTATTTTTATACTTTTCTTAATACCTATGGTATCAAGCGGAATACTAACATTAGCTATAACGCTAGTATTTGGATTTAATGACGCAACAATTGCATTAGCACCAGGTGCATTTGTTATGTTTATTATAGTATTTGGAAAATTTGTATACCCATAACCACCAGTGACTACTGTTATATTTTGTATTGAACCTGTTGTTGTATTAGAGACCACAGCAGTGGCCCCAACAGGATACGATATATTTGGATTTAATCCTCCATATACAACAACGGGATCACCAGGTTGGTACAATAAACCTCTATTATCTGGATCTATATTAATTTGGCTTATCTGCCCTACAATACGAGCACTTAAATATTCCCCATTAATTAATACTGGTTGGTTATAATTGTCAACTATACTTACAATTTCTCCAGATTGGAATAGTCTTTCAATATTTGAAATGAATATTTCTGTTTTATTGCCTGCAAGTACTGCATTTTCTATAGTTGCAATAGACTTAGAAGTTTGTCCAAAAACTCTATAGTTTTTTGTTTGTAAGAAATTTACATCTGTTGTATCTAATTTTAGACTCTTAGCTACATACCAACTACCAGCAGATGCCTTTAACAAATAATCTTTGGTATATTCAACATAAAAATCAGAATTATATAATATTCTGAATAATAATTGATATGATGCAGGAGTACCTTTAGATTGGTATATTTCTTTAGCTAGTTTAATCGCTGTAGATTTACTAATTAAAATGTCTTCTGGGAAATATTGAAGAAATTCATTAGTATAGTAATTTAGAAACTCAGAAGTTGTTTGATCAATATCAATATATGATGGAAAATTTTCTACATAATCATAAATGTTATCTGTCTGTTCCATCCATTGATAATACGCTTGTATGAATGACACAAACGTTTCATAATCAGGATTATCCCTGATGAAAGCGGGTAGTTGATAAGGAACTAATAATGATTTTTTTATTGTATTATCCATCACAATTATTTACTGCTGGAGTTGACTATTACGGCATTAGGATCATAGGAATCTATAGTTATTATAGTATTAAAATTAGACGTTAATATTGTAGACTTAGGAGTTGCAGTTATTGTCAATTGCCCTAATGGATTATCTATTTGGGTAGGTCCAAACGAGGTTAAATAAACAATTCCATTATTATAATCAACAGTACCTACATTTGGATTTAATATTGTTTTGTTATTTTGGTTATTATAATAATAACTCCTTAAAGTACCATTACTACCCGTCAACACCGCAATCGCAGAAGCACCAGTACCTGTAGTATCATATACCGATGGCGTTATGGTAACTACCGCATATGAATAATTATTACCTGAATTTGTTAAGGATATAGACGAAATTGATTGTGTAATTGGATTTAATGTTGCAGTTGCTGTAGCTCCATAACCATCTCCAGATATAGTTATTGTAGGAACATATTCATAGCTATATCCAGGATTTAATATTGATATCTTTTGTACACCGCTTGTTGCAGATGGAACTTCTTCGATATAAACATTAGGTATAGATTGCCCAGTAATAGCGTCTACAAACGTCATAGAAGGAGAACTAGATATTCCACTAGTGAATAATCCTCTTTGTAATTCAGTATTGTAATGTAAAATATAATCCGTGGAATTATTTAAGTCTGGAGCAAATTTCTTTTGTAGCGTTATTCCAATTTCGCTAGTTATTATAGATGGATCTGTTTGTTTAACTTGAATCCCAACGTCAGTAACCGAGAATGTAGAATTAAAAGTATTCAATGAATTTGCTGAATAATTTCTTATAGCGTTTTCAATAATAACGTTCATATCACTGACAGTGTTGTTAGTCAGTTTTGCGTTAAACAATACATCAGCTGTTATAACAATATAAGTATAATCTGGGTCAACAATTGTTGGTTGGACAGTAACTAACGATATTGGATTTAACACATCGTTAATCAATTGGCGTTTTTGTACGTCTGTTAGCGTATAAGCCCCTGTTGGTTTTATGCAAACGAATACTTGTCCATAAATAGGAGGAACATTTTCTTCACCACCCCAAACGTTTACAGCGTCGAAAGTTATTCCTGTCGTATTTTGTTGCAATAGCGCAATATAATCATCTTTAGTGACAGCCCTTTTTTGTGCTGAATATGCCTTTGGCGCCTGAAATTTTATGGAATCTATAGATTCTTTATCGCTTCCGTTTGAAGCAGCATTAGTTACTGTTGTTGATAAAAAGTTATAATTCGTTGATGGTACATTTACCAAAGTAAATTTTTGTATGCCATTGGCTATAGAACCTGACGTTGAAATATATGTAACTGAAACTACGTTACCATCAACTAATGCGCTTCCTAATACACCATCACCAAAGTAGACATCATAAGTACCATCAGAAGCTTCCTGTATAAAATATACTTGGCTCGTTCCGTCTAAACTTATATAATCAGATGCCTTATTATAAAGTACAGTACTTGTTGATGTAGAAGATTCTTGTACAAACACAACTAAAGAATTTGTATCTACATTGGTATCAGGAATATTAAATATGGCATTAGGATTATTGACAACTGAATAATTATAATTGTATGTTACAGGTTCACCTTCATAAATATCAATTCCTGTTATCGTTGCATTTCCATTAATATCAACAGGAGAAGAATATGCTTGTTGGGTTATAAATGTGTATGTTTTTGAATCATTCAAACCACTTATGAATCTTGAATACTTTGGAATACTTAAAGAGTTTGATTGAAGTCCTGTGACAGAAACAGTAACTGTAGCTTTTGCGCTTGTTGAAGATTTTGGGACATATCCCATTTCTTTTGCTTTTGATATAACAGCACTACGTTTTGATGCAGTATCTAAAAACAATTCACTACTAATAAGATTCAAATAATTAGCGTTATAATAAGTGTTATAAGCCAGAATGTCTAATAAAACAGATAATGCACTACCAGTATAATTCGCATCAGTTAATACGTTTTGATTTTGTAAAAACGTTATAAGATTACTTTTTATCTGTTCAAAATCAGTTCCAGCTAATTGGAAATTACTATTTGATCCAGCCATTTTATCTAATCCTTTCTAGTAGTACATCTACGACAATTGGTGTCGGTGTGTTTTCTATGTAATATTGTATTGTTGCCATCAATGCGTTTTGCTCTTGCATAACAGACACTGATACTGTTACGTTTATAGCCCTTGGTTCAAATGCAGTTATAACATCGTATATTTCTTTTTGTACGTGGTTAGCTGTTAACGGAGTCATCAATTCGAATAACATACCATTAATACTTGAACCAACATTGGGCTGCATTAACCTTTCGTAATAATTAGTTAATACTAAATTTCTTATGGACCTACTTATGGCCTGATCGTCTGTTGATAATACCAAATCCTTAGTGACCGGATGTATATTAAAACGTAAATCTAAGTCTGAAAAATATTTATATGCCATATATTATTTATTACAATAGTGGACCATTAAAAGACGTTAAACCGTTAGCAACATCACCTTCTTTATATGCATCCTTAACAAGTTCAAGAACTGTTTTAAATTCATTTTCTTGATCCAGAGCATGTCTAACACAAGACACCAAATAAGTTCCTGTTAAAAACCTGTCGTTGTATTTGTTTCCATTGTCATCTGTTGTAGTTTGTGGGATATACACATCAACCAGTTTACCAACAGTAATATATGGATCACCAGGAATAGCCATTTTTATTCTATTCACACCTATTAAAGATAATTGTGCTAACCTATAAGGAACAGTATTTTCAACATAATTTGGTTGTATATTAGGCAAATTCGTTTTTACAAACTCATTATTTGCTTGCATAGTTGTTGAAGGATAAACTTTTATAGTCCCTTCTGGATATAGATTTGGTGTTTTTCCGAATCTATCCGTAGCATCGCTCACCACAGGCAAAGTATTCAAATCTTTATACAAATCTACCTTGGTTTTCAAGAAATTATTAAAATAATTGTTATAATCAAAATCATTATTTTTGTACAATCTAGTAACATAATCCAGAGATATTGTTCTATTACAAAACATTCCTCTTTGTTGTGATTCCAATGAATCATAACTATTCAAAATTTCATATGAGATTATTTGAGAATACGGATCAAATGATGGCGTTCCTGGAGGCGTATCTGTATTTTTTATACCATACCAATAACCTATGAAATTTTTTCTATTCGCTAATGGATGCATATATGTTGATGAATATGCACTGTTTATGTTGGATGTATTAAATATAGACAGTAATGATCTAAAATTATATCCGTCTTTATTTTTCCAGAACAAATATGATGCGCCGCCTTCTGGTCCTGAATGATTTCCAAATTTAGTATCGCCAACAATTGCCATTGTGCATAACCAATTTATTGCTTCCAATGGTTTCATGTTTGGTATTGTTATATTAACATTTCCGAAAGTTTCTTCTATATTAGAAGAAGGAAAATCAGAGGAACTTATCTTTAAAAAATTGAACGCTATATCTTTGACAATATCAGAAACTTTCATATTTGTATATGTTTTACAAACTCTTGTTTTTTCTGATATAGCCAATTCTTCAGAACAAAAATTCACTAGATAGTTTTCATTATTGTCATTTGTTAAATGTCTTTTTGATATATTATAAATTCTGAATGTACCAGAAAATACATTATCTTGTAATCCTGGCTTACTAATTTCCAAATCTAATCTTTCTTCGCCGCACCAAGACAATATATTAGGAAACGCAGATGAATCACTAATTAACAATGATCCATGTACACAATTTGTGAAAATATCTTCAAAATAAGCAAATTCCACAACAGCATTTTTAAATTCCAACGAAGCTGTTGCTGATGTTATCAGACATTTATTGACTGATAATCCAGTTACAGTTTGCGAAGTGTAATCGTTTTGGCTAGATATTGTCATTTATTAAGTAAAGATTTTAATTCAGTTTTAGCTTGGGTTACATATTCTTTTTTCAGTATTTTTATAGCTCTTTTTGCTTCGTTATTTTGAAATTCAATGTCATATATCATTAATTGTGGATATCTAGGCATTAATGAATATTGTACTGTTTCATTAGTTACTGGATCTTGTGTGGTAACATTGAATGAAACTAATTGGCTATATGTATTCTGGTCTACTGGAAAATATTCTGTTATTGTTTGTGTTGTATATTGATATGTTACTTGTTTTTGATACCCGTAAACAGGATCAACTGTTCGTAACGCATAATCAATTCCACTGATTGGATCAGGTAATTGTGTATTTGGGTCTATATAATTTTGCCCTTCTGTATAATATTTATCATTTAAATATGCTTCAAATTGAGCAGAAGGTAACGGTAAATCAAAATCAGGATTAAGTATACTATTTGAATATATTATTAACCAACCAAGTCCTGGATCGCCATAATATTTATTGGCTATGTCTTCGGGTCTATCATGATCTTGATAGTTGTAAGCGTAATACAGCCTGTCATTATTCAACCACGTATCTTTTATTTTAGTTCTGATAGTAATATCTGTTAGAAGTTTACCATCAGAATTCAATATAACAGGAAAGAGAGAAAAATAAGCCATTAGTAACCCTGCAAAATTTTGTTTTTATCCAGAATTTCTGTTTCTTGGAATCGTAAAGACAATCTTGTTTGAATAGGCATACCATCAACATATGTAGCCCAACCATAAGGCGCATAGTCAACATCATATCCAGTCAACACGCAAGTAGTTGCTTGTTGGATATTTGTGTTTATTCCACCATTATGCATAAATTGAATATCAAACGTGGCTGGAGCACCATAAAATAATCCAGCTGCACTTATCAATTCTGGATGTGAATGGAATCTAAATGCCTGTATTATGTTCTTGACCGCAGTAGATTCGTCTTGATTTCTTGGGGAAAAATAAAAATCGTATTGAAATGACCTAAAATCAATACCTCTGAAAAGAACTAATAATTGAGGATTAAAAGCCCAACCTACTGCGCCAGCAATTTTATCTACCGCAGTACCAGCTGTAGCAATTCCTTCAGGTAATCCGTTAAGCTTATCCATCATAGCAGAAACAGATTTTAAAGCATTAAATTTCAATCCTCCAGCTATTTTATCAATACCTGATTTTATAGCTCCACCGCCTTCCAATAAAGAAGCACCCAATTCATATAAAGAAGCATTTTCCCATTTTATATTTTGCCCATAACTCATGGAATCAGGAATATACAATGAAATTGCTTGGGTTATTCTTTGGTTAACTGTAGAACCTATACCCATACCAGAACCGGGGGTTCCATTACCAAATATAACATTTCCACCGTTACCTGATGTAACGTTTTTAGCAACGCTATATTGAGTACTGCCTTGTTGACCATAACTAAATGTTGATGGTGACTGATAATAGCTACTATACTTATTGACATTAATGTAAAAATTCACATAGTGTCCAATTGATCCTTGTAAATCACTAGGATATTGTAATGCTGTAAAATTATACCCAGACGAATTTAATGCCTGTAATGGATCTGTTGGAGAATCTTTTACTGGTTGATTTGCCATTTTATTTAAAATAAATACTAATATTTCAACTATTTATCTAATTTTATTATGGTTTCTAAAAAATATCCAGAACCAAAAAGATGGTATCCAAGAAACCCATCGAAATATGTTGGCGATGTATCTAACATTTGGGTCAGATCTTCTTGGGAGAGAAAAGCATTGGATTGGATGGACCTCAATCCCAGCGTTATAAATTATAGTTCAGAAGAAATTAAAGTACCATATATATCACCAATAGACAAAAAGAAACACAATTATTATCCAGATATTATTGCTAAGTTTAGAAAAGCGGATGGATCAACTGTAACATATATGATCGAAATAAAGCCATATGAACAAACGCTTGAACCAACACCTAAAAAAAGGGTAACAAAAAGATATATTAATGAAGTATATACTTGGGGTATTAATTCAGCTAAATGGCAAGCAGCAGCAAAATATTGTAGAGACAAAGGTTGGGTTTTTAAATTATTAACAGAAAAAGACGTATCGTTTTAAAATAAATACCTTATGACAGAAGAATTTAAAAAATATACTGATTGGGTTGTAGCAGAATATAAAGATAAGAAATTTATATTCAATCCATACGCGCAAGGTATTGGTTTATGGCACTATATGAGTGCAGAGAATAGACCTGTAAAAATAGCGGAAAAAAGTTTACAAGCAGAATTAAATGCTGAGTTTTTTGGAACTCCCCATTTACCACCAATCCTAGATAGATTCATAAATGCTTCAAGGGAAGAAAGAGAAAAATTAAAAGATGCTTCAATAAGTTGGTTGCAATTAAAAATAAAAGCATTGCAAACAAATGTACAAAATGAAAACATAAAGTATACAACACAATACAATAACCAATTTATTGTAGGTGGTATGTATTTTTATACATACGATGCGTATTGGAAGGAAGATTTACCTTATTGGGATAAATTCCCTTTAATGATATTATTAGAAAAAAAGAAATTAGCTAATGGACCAGGATTTTTAGGTTTGAACCTGCACTATCTTCCTACTGAAATCCGTCTATTATTTTTAAGCAAATTATTAGAAACAAGATCAATTTATAATAAACAAACTGATATGGTCAAATTAAAAGTGACTTATAATTTTCTTAAAAATACAGTAAGTCTGAAACAATTTAAACCTTGTGTTAAGTTGTACTTAAATCAGCAAATAAAAAGTAAAATATTACCAATACAATCTCACGAATGGTTATTTGCTGCTGGATTAGAAGTTGATAAATTCCAGAAGAAAAATAGAAATATAGTATGGAGAGATTCTATAAAAACTATAAACGGAAGCTAAAATGGCCGCAAACATATCACAATTTATAAGCAAATTTAACAAAGATGTAGCCAGACCTTGTAACTTCGAAGTTATTATAGCACAACCAATAAACCAGATTTCTGGAGCTGATTTTGGAGATTTATCTTTTAAATGCGAAGCTACTGAATTACCTTCCAGGACATTTTCGCTTGTAGAACAAAAAACATATGGTCCTGTTCAATATTTTCCAGTACAAAACTTTTATGAAAAAGTCAACTTAACATTTTTATGTTCTGATGATATGAAAGAGAAAGTATTATTTGATACTTGGATGGAAAAAATCAGCGACAGTACAGGTTCAACTTCGCCAACACAATTTGATTTTAATTATAAATCAAATTATTCAACACAAGTGACTATCATACAATATAGTTTAAACGGAAAGGTCAGTTTGAAGACCAAATTGTTTGAAGCATTTCCAATATCAGTTCACCCTTTAAAATTAGATTGGGGTGCTACTGATGAAGTACATAAATTGATGGTTACGTTTGCGTATAGATATACCACAAAATAATGGAGAAATAGAATGAGTTTGCCAGTAATTAATGCACCAATATATGAATTGACTTTACCTATAAAAAATGAAAAAGTGAAGTACAGACCATTTACAGTGAAAGAACAAAAAATCCTTATGATTGCATTAGAATCAGAAGATGCAGCATTTATAAACGAAAATATAAAAGAAGTTATAAAATTTTGTTGCAAAAGCGAAGTTGACGTTGATGCTTTGTCAATGACAGACATCGAATACTTCTTTTTACAATTAAGAGCAAGATCTATAGGTGAAATAATAACGCCAAGATATCTATGTAAAAACGTAGTCGATGATATTAGCTGTAATAATCAAATGGAATGTCCAATAAACGTTTTAGACGTTGAAGTTGACTATAATGGATATACAGATATTATAAACTTAGATTCGACTCTAGGTCTTAAAATGAAGCATCCTAATTTCGATATCATCAAAAGTTTCAGCGAAGATATGGATGTTATGGATACTACTTCTGAAGTTATAGCTAATTGTGTTGATTATGTATTCGATTTTGAAAAAATTTATTATAAAGATGAATTTACATATAAGGAATTAATTGAATGGATTGATAACTTAAATAACGAGCAATTCAAAAAAATCGAAGAACATTTCTCTCGTTTACCTAAACTTAAAAAAGAATTTAATATAGTATGTACAAAATGTGGATATGAACATAAGATCGTTCTGGAGGGTCTTGAAAATTTTTTAGCATAACTTTTTGTCATGATAATTTAGCGAACTATTACAGAACTAATTTTGCTTTAATGCAACACCACAAATATAGTTTGTCTGAATTGGAAACAATGATACCTTGGGAACGCGAAATTTATATTGTACAATTAGAACAGTACATAAAAGAAACTAACGAAAAAATAGAAAGAGCAAAACAAAATAGGTCATAACAAATGGCAAAATTACCGCAAAACGCAAATCCAAGAAATCAAGCAATTGATGAAAGCAATATTAGAGAAACGGCAGCAGGTCGTATTCTTGGTAGTATGGGATTTGCATCAAATTTGTTTAATAAATCAACTTCGGATAATTTTGCTGGTACTTATGCAAAAGAGAATACGAAAATATTAAAAACTCTTATTGATATAAAAAGTATTTTAAATAGCATAAATCAATCTTTGGTTAAATTCATTGACAAACAAACTAGAAGAGAAACAATAGAACAAGACCTTCTTGACGCTAAATTACAAGATTTCCAAACAGAACCTTTAAAAGAAGATGGTTTGGAAAAAGAAATAAAGCATTTGAAAATTAATGAATTAGAAATAGATGATTTAAAAATAAAAAATGTAAGGATAGACAACTTAAAAATTGACGATTTTGATTTTGATTTGGATATGTTTGACAGAAAGTCAAAAAGAAGAAAACCCACACCAAAACAAAATAGAAGAACACAAACCAAAAAACCAAATACACCAAAAGGCGCAAAAGCAAAATCTTCAGGATTAAATAAATTAGTTCAAGCATTACAAAAAGCACTAGCTCCTTTAGTAGAAATATTGGCTGGACTTGCAGCAAGTCCTATATTTGGAGCTTTAGCAGTAGGAGGTGGTATTGGAGCGGCAGGAGCTGGGTTATTTTTGGGAGCTGCTAAATTAAAACAATTATATGGTGGTGAAGAACCTGAATCTAGAACAGGCACAGATTTAGGCGGTGGGAAAAGAATACGAACTTGGAAGGACGTTCAACAAGATAAAGCTGCAATTTCTAAATCTGAAAAACAAGCAGCATTGGAATTTAAAGGTCCAGCATTAAAAGGATTTTCTGAAGCGCAAACTAAAGCGTATGCAGCAAATGTTGCAAAAACTGAAAGCGGATATAGGGTTGGTGTAGAAAATGATTACGGATACGTTGGACAATACCAATTCGGAGCAGAAGCATTAGCTGACCAAGGATTAGTAGATAGCGGCAAATTAAAGCAAGCTAAAAAAGATTCAGGAGGTGATTGGTACAAAGGAGGCCAAAAACAATTCCTGCACGATCCGTCTAATTGGACTATTGATGGTGGTTTATCTAACTTCTTATCTAATAAAGAATTACAAGATAAAGCATTCGTATCATATACGCAAAAAAATATAGAACAGGGCATAAAATCAGGAGCTATTTCTGAAGATAGCGATCCTGGTGATATTGCAGCTTTTGCAAAGGCTGCACACTTAAAAGGGTCAAAAGCTGCAACAAATTTATTTTTAAATGGTATTGATAGTCATGACGCAAATAACACTAGTGCAGCTGACTATGCAAGGCAAGGAAGAGCATCTATAACTGTTTTGGCGCCAGAAATAGAAAAGGAATTAACAAATAAGAAAACCGAAGGTGCTACAGAAAGAGCAACACAAGATTCTACAGCAACGCAAGTAGCAACAGCTGAACAACCGACCGATAAACCAGCCAATGTTCAAACAACAGCTGAGCAACCTAATAACAGAGAGATTACCACACAACCAACAGAAACTACTGATGGTCAAAAATTAAAACCTATTGAATCTTTTCCTGTACCAGTAATTAGAGATACTAACCCTAATATAATTAGCCAGAAAGCAGAATTAATTTCTGCAGCTGAAAATACAATTACCCAAGGACAAATTATTGATTCTGGTTCTAGAAATATAACGGAAGCTACACAACAGGCAAATATGCAACCGCAGCAACCAATAGTTATAAATCAAGGAACTGGAGGCGGGCAAAACAGAGCAAGTACACAAAGAACGCCATCAAATCAATCTCCAATGGGAATAGAAATTGGTGCAAGATCTAATGAACCTACGTTGTTAAAAGCCCAATATAACGCTGTAAGACCGTTGTAAAAAAAGGGGGCCGAAGCCCCCTTAACACAGATTAATCATCGCCTAACAATTCAGCGAAGAAATCCAAATTTTCATCATCTTCTAAAGTATCAACAAAAGATTCTTCAATCTCTTTTTCCTTCGTAGCAATATTATTTTGCTTTACGTTTTCGATTGTAGAAGGTTTAGGAGAAACTGCATTCAATCCAAGAACCTTATTAAGTCTCTTTTCAAGATCTTCATAAGATTTAAAATTCTTTTCATCAACAAGTTCCTTCAGAGAATATTCTGAATTCCAAATTACTTCCAACTCATCATCATTATCTGCTAGAGGCGCTGAGCGATCAAATTCTGATAGATCATAGTTTTGATATCCATCAACCTTACGAATCTTCAGTTTGAAATTTGCGCCAGTCCAAAGATTAAAAGGATCAATCTTTTGATCATCTTCGAATTGAGGATTCATAGCTTGTGTCAACTTTTCAAAGATTTTCTTACCGAACTCAAAAAGGAAAATCTTTCCTTCGTTTTCTGGGTTAGAAGAATCCTTAACTACATAAATGTTAGAAACATAATGCATTCTGCGCTTTTGCTTACGCGCAATTTCTTTATTGGAATCAATACCAGAATTCCAAAGATCAGAATTATATTTAGAAACTGGATCTTCCTTTCCAAGAGAAGTTAATGACTTTTCGATGTACCAACCGCCTGGTCCTTGGAAACCATGGTCAAAATACTTAACCCATGGAAGACCTTCTTCACCGTCCTTTGGGGGTGCAGGTAGGAATCTAATGATGGCGTAACCGTTTCCTGCCTTATCAACTTGGCATTTCCAATACTTGTCAGCATCTGGATTTTGTCCACCTGAATTCATAGATTCAGCTGCCTTAGCAAGTTTTTCTAAACTATTACTTGAATTTCTTTTTAAATTAGCAAATGACATACGTATTACCTCTTATTAACATTCGTATTAAATATATAACAACTTATCCAAAAACACATAATATACAGCAGTATTTATACGTGCTTTTTAGCCTCAATTTTAAGTATCTCTGTCATCTTATCCTTATCAAAAGATAAAAATGGAAAATACTTAACACATTTTTTCCTAAAGTGAGGCCATATGATATCATCCTTGATATTTTTATTCCACATAGGAAAAAATTTCAATATGGAATTTGTAATTAATAATGATTCCAAAGAAACTTTCTCTTGGAGAACCCTTTTTAATAATAAAGGATAATCATCATTAACATATAACAATTCATTAAGATCTGTTACTTCATCCATTAATTCAATAATATTATTCTTATAGATATAAGTCAAATTATTAATTTTTTTATTCCATTCTTTATAATTTGAATCACATTCATTAGACAACAAATCTCCTATCCAAACTTTGGAGTCAATAAGAAAATTTGCTATATAAAAATCTTGCAATTTTTCCCCATAGCGGTTATTTAATATTCCAAACATTTCTAAATGATGATTTGGTATTTGTCTAATTCTCGTTTTTCCTTTGTATTTGAAAAAATCGTATTTGTCATCATTGAAATGTAATTTCAATGCATTATATAAATTAGCGGAATTTAATGCGGACACTTTTAGAAAGATATTACAGGAATTTTTTCAATTAGATTATTTTTTCTTGCTTCTTCGGAAATTTTATCCTTCAAGAATGGAGTTATTAGCGTTGCTGCAACGTCTATTTCTAATCCTATTGATTCTGCATATTCAGTGATTGCTTCGATATAATCTAATTTATCAAGATCAACTATTTGTAATATATTATTGGAGAATTTTTCCATTTCTTCCAATTTAGGTTTAGTTAGTTTTTTCTTCATATTTAATGTAACACCTTTATTGAAACTTTTGCTGTACCACCCATATCCAATATGGTCTTGGCTGCATAAGAAAGATCAATTACTCTACCTCTAGAGAATGGACCTCTATCGTTTATCAAAACAATCACAGATTTATGATTATGAAGATTAGTAACTTTAACTTTAGAACCTAGTTTAATAGTTTTATGCGCAGCAGTTAATTTATGAGTATTAAAGATTTGTCCTGATGCAGTCTTCTTACCGTGGAATTTTCCACCATACCACGAAGCAGTTCCAACTTGATCCGCATTAGCAGAAAAACTGATCACCAAAGACATAATAATTATTGATAATAATTTCATCATCTTCTTTTCTCCTATTGGAGCAACACTATTGTTGCTTTACTATTTGATGAAAGAGATTACTTTAATTTTAAAAGTAGTCTGAAACCGACTTTTTCACAAGCCGGTTTTCTATTTATATAATATTAAATCCATTTATTGGTAAAGTAAAGCATTATTTTGGTTCAACGTATTTCGTATATGAAGTTCCCCAATCGTTACGCAACGCATCTTGAGCTGTTTTCAACGAAATTTGTCCTTTACAAACCATTTTATGCAATTTATTTTCTAAAACATCCTTTATTTTACCTTGTTCTTTTGGTTGAGGCCAAAGATTTTTCAAAGTGTTCAATCCACCATTAGATAAACTGACTAAATGGTCAATTACATAATTAGATTTTTGATCTTCCGATATATTGTATTCTTCAAATACTGTATTTTTATCTTTTTGGGTCACGTGTCTAACGTTTCTCCCATCATCATCTTTACCTGTTGTATAATTTGGTACACAGAGAACCTTTTTTGTCCTTCCTCTATCAATTTCACCAGGAGTAACGTCCTTATTTGGTAATTCAAAGGCATACGTATTAATTGAAAATAATAGTAATAATAATTTAAGCATAATTTTTCCTATAAAGATTTATCTTGTTAATCAAAGGTTTAATATAGTTTTTTATTGGTCTAATGAATATTTGAGGATTTCCATCATCCACAGCAATAATAATAACAATGTTTGGTATTCGTATTCCAGTTAATTCATAATACGCCATTGCATAAAAAGATGCTTGTAAGAAATAATTCTCAATCCAATCTTCATCTTTTTCCCGAAGAGACGTTTTAAAGTCTATGATAGATAACTTTCCATCATATTCTCCAATGCAATCACACCTTCCGCCAACCATTAATATATCTGAATATAATGGACACTCAAGAAAATGTATGTTATTTATATTATTCAGTAAAGGTTTTATTGAATAAAAACTCGCAAGAGCATCAGGCATAAACGATTTAGTATCAATCGTTTTATTCTTTAAATACAATTCACAAAGAGTATGTACTCTTGTTCCTCTTGATGCTGCTTTTGAAGATATCCTATTAGCCTCATCTTCTCCAACTCTTTGGCGCCATTCCCATATTGATTTTTTATCAAAAGAACCAAGTAATGCAGTTATGGAGACATATTTACCTTTTTCAGTAATATAATGTCGCTTTCCATTTATATTTTCTGTAGTTAGTTCTTTTAATGTTACTGGTGGACAAAAATTAAACATCATCTTCTTTGTTAATAATAGCAACAGAATTTACTCTGTCTATATCTAATATACCATAACAAACAATATTCCAATCATCCCCTTCTCTTTCTCCAAAAGAAGGGACATTGATTGTTACGTTTTTCACCAAATATTCTTTAGAATCTTCAAAAACCCTCCAGACATGGTCTACGGAACCTCTTCCTGGCGTTCCTCTGGTTTTATTGAATCTAATCCTATACTTTTTCATATCACTTCGATACCGCAATGTCTTCTTGGTTCTTGTTGAGGTTCTGGTAAAGGAGCAACATATATGTTAAAATGGACAAACTTCAAAGGTTCATCAGATCCATGTCTACCGAATGAATGATTCAACCAAGCATTGGTAAAAAACAAATCACCAGGATTTGGTTTAAAATTAATCATTTGACTAGCTGTTGATACATCATCATAAGTTTTTTCTGGAAGATTTATCTGAACTTTTGCTGGCCTTGGATCGTGAAAAATTATCCTAGAAGAATCTTCTGGCGTCTCTAAGAAGTAAAATCCTACCAATTGGATACCATTTCCATGAACGTGTTGTTCCATTAGAGAATGTTTATAATGTTCTTGCATCCACATAGAATCAAACAATGTTTGCATATTCATGATGTCATATCCTTGCGAATCTAAAATATCCCAAGCACATTGAATCACGAATGTAGCGAAATCATTCACTCGTTCATCGTCTTGAAAAGAAGGTGACATGTATGCAGGATACAATTCATGTATTTCTGTATCTTCTTTAATTTTATTTACATATTCTTCAGAGACTAATTTAACAGATTCCAAATACTCTGGAGCACTTGTTTTGTATATCCGAGTCGGAAAGTATGTAAATTCTTCAATTTCTTTTGGCATTTATAAACCTATATTTTCTTTTGCTATTAAAAATTCTTTAACTAATCCGCTACGGACAATATCATCTAATCCAAATTCTACTATATCAAACGATTCCATATTGGAAGCGATTTTTATAAAATCTTGGATCCCACTAATTTCTCTTCTTGGATCAAGATCAGTTTGTTTGATATCTCCACAAAGGAATATTCTTGTGTTTTTACCACATCTAGTAATTATCGTTGATATTTCGTGAAGATTCATATCTTGAATTTCTTCAACAATTATTAAGCAATTATCAAAAGTAGTACCTCTTACAAAACTTGTTGATTGGAATTCTACTAAATCCTTTTTTCGTAATAATTCGAATCCATCTCCCCTTTCCATAAGTTCTGAACATATACCCTTATATGCTATGGAATATGCTGACATTTTTTCATCTTCGTTGCCAGGCAAAAATCCAATATTTCTAGTAGGTACAGCTGATCTGAATATTACAATCTTATTATATTCGTTGCTATAAAGCAAATCAGTCAAAGCCAAGTAAAAAAACAAAAACGATTTACCAGTACCAGCACTACCAATTGATAGAATATTCTTATCATTGTAATAAGAATCAAATACTCTTTTTTGATTATCTGTCAAAGGCTTGATTTCTTTTATGTGTATCTCGCCTAATGTATTTTGCGGTTTTCTTTTTTGCTTTTTTAAATATGAGACATTATCCATGTTGTCAATTTCTTGGCTCTTTAGAAATTTAGATCCTATTTTTTTAGTTTTTGCCATTTTAGTCCTTGAAATGAAAAAATGGGGAATAGAATTTCTTCCATTCCCCGTTGGTTGAAGTTTAACGAAAATCTTCAAATAATATCATAATTAAAATTCCTTTGGCGTGTCCCATTTACTTTTAATGTTGTGCCCTGGATTTTTTGCTTTGATCTTTTCGATCACATATTTTTGGAAATCTGCTGGAGGTTTCTTTATACCAAGAGAAACTGAATCTTGAAAATTCAGCGTATTGAAAACTTGTTCATGATCTGGATTATCTTGCTTATATTGCTCATATTCAGAAATTGACATAAACTTTTCTTCAATTTCACCTGTTTCCTTATTTTTTATATCATAAAGCGGCATATACGATCCTCAAATTAATTCTATTATTTATTAATAACCAAGACCCAGATTTTGAGCATCTTCAGCCATCAAATTCAAACATCCTAGCGAAAACCACTTAGGAATATCACGAGGATTTACTTTACCTTTCCAACTAGCCAAATGTTGTTTACCTCCAAGATAATAATTTCTATAAGAGGCTATGGAATTGTCTTTAACGACATATTCTTCCGGCATAGCTGGAGTAGGCTCAGTAAAAGGACCATCAACAATATTTTTAGGGGATTCTGCCAATTCTAAAACAAGACCAGACGATTCACATTTATGAACTTTACCATATCTGTAAGTATATTCGGCGCAAAGTTCTACTAGAAGACTCCATAACCATTGATAATTTTGTATAGATTGTCTACACCAAATAGCTGAAGGGTGATTGATATGAGTGGCACTATAAAGCACACCATCACGATCATCAGAGAGTTTATAACTGGTGTATTGTCTGCCAGTTGTCTCTCTCCTAGATACAGTAGGAACGCCATCAAGAACCCTATGAGCAGTAGAAAGAAGTTGAGCATATTCTAAAATCATCTTAATGCAATGTTTATCGTTGTGCATTTTAGCACATTCTTTTGTATTTTCAGACAGATAAAAAATATTCATGATATAAGATTTCTATAAATTGTCAAAAGTAATACTCTGTAACGAGGATTATACGCTATTTTAGACGCTTTATTAAAAAAGTCAAGCCTTATCAAG